ATCAGGTGGATCAAGTGGAGCATCAGGTGGATCAAGTGGAGCATCAGGTGGATCAAGTGGAGCATCAGGTGGATCAAGTGGAGCATCAGGTGGCGAATCAGGCGGCGACTCGGGTGGAACACCACTGGGAGGTGACTCGGGTGACTCTGAAGGCGACTCAGAATCCAATGACTCAGGATCAGATCCAAATGATTCCGCTACAACATCTAAAGACATTGCTAAACGTCCATACAGAGTAGGTTTTTATCCTTGGGGATTTGGACATTGGGTTCAGAAAAAGAAAAAGAAGAAATGCAAATACGGCAAAAGAAAAGATGGTAAATGCAGAAAAACTAAAAAGAGGAAAAAATAAAAAGAGGAAACATGGATAAAGATAAAGTTGGTTTTTGTTTCACTGGAGAAGGTGCCCGAGGAGCAATTCAAGCCGGTATTGCTTTAAGTCTTTTCAAAAAAGGGATTAAACCAGACTTTACAATAGGAATATCTTCAGGATCTATTTGTGCATCTTCTTACTGTTATCTAGGTCCCGAAGGATTAGCTGACTTATGGTCTAGCGTAAAAAGTATTTTTAGTGTTTTTAGAATTAATTATAACTTTCTTTGGAAAAGAGGGTTGATGAATCAAAAACCAATGGAAAAAATACTTTCTGATGCAATGAAAAATGACCCTATTTGCGAAAGTGTAGTAATTCGAATGAATATAGAAGATGGGTTCATGGACTATGTATCTAATAAATCAACTACTACAGAGGAGTTCAAAGAAGCTGTTTTGGCAAGTGTTGCAATAACTTCTTTAGTTGAAGATAGAGATGGATGGGTTGATGCCGGAAGTAGACAAATCGCTCCTTTAGAACAATGTATACATTCAGGATGCAATAAAATATACGTCATAATGGGAAGAAGATTGACTATAGATCCGTGGCGTAAACCAGAAGGCTTTTTAAGCTCTCTTAAAATGGGTTTTAGAGCATTTGATATAGCGTTACAGGAAATAATGATTAGAGATATTAATCGTTGTTTGAAAAAGATAGGAGATATGGATTATAAAGGAATTGATATTTATTTGGTTGAACCAAATGAAACTTTTTATGAATCCGCAAATTTTAAAAAATGTAAAGATGGAGTCGTTTATGGAGAAGAAGGTAATTATCACATCCAAGACAAAAAAGCTTTACAGTTAAATAATTTTTTGAAAGGTTATGAAGATGTTTGAAAGAGAAGAAATAGATTATTCTGAAGAATCCTCTGGTATTTTTTTGGAATCTAAAAAAAATACCAGAGATGAAGAAAAACTTAAAGAAGCATGGGCTTGTTGCTTTTTAGCTACTCATGCTCCTTCTTTTGAAGACTTTTCTAAATTAACTAATTTGAATATCACAAAAAGAAAGTACGAAGAACTTTGTAAAAAAATGTTTAAAAAATTTAGCTAATCCAAAAAACAAAATCATCTAGTTCTTCATCAAACGCAGATTCAACTATTCCTTTTGAAGCAAGAATGGCAAGAGTATTACTTATTATTCTTGTGTGAATGCATTTCAATATATCGAAATACATTCCTTCAGAAACAATCATTTTTCCATCCCTATGTTTTATCATAGGGAACATTAAAACTTCACACTCATGATCGGAGATTATCTGATTGTTGATTTCTTCAAAATCAAGTTTAGCTTTACTGGCAATCTCTATAAATTCACTTGTTATTTTATTTGTAACTTCATCATATTCTTCTTCAATATCTTTTTCTTCTACAAAAGTTTTAAAATTATCCACAGCTACTTTTTTTGTTTCTTTAACAAAAAAATTAAAATCTTTTATTAAATAATAGTTTTCTTTGCTCATAGTATAATTTAGTTATTAAGAACATAATTTTAATCAACATGTAAATTATATTCTTCAAGATAAGAATCTACTACCGATGCCACATAAGAAGCATGGGGAGACATATCTCTCAGTTGCAGAAGCCTCGAAAAAGGACTGGATTTTTCTGCTAGGAAAATTCCGTCCTTGTTTTTATAATAGTGTTTGCTGAAAGAAGGAGGTATTCCTTTGTCATAATGTATAAAAGGAACATCAATTTCATCTGTTATATTACAAGACAAAACATCTCCTGATATTTCGCAATGCCCTACTGATTTTAAAAGGCTTTTTTTCCAAGAGGATTTTTCAAAAAATCTTCTATACTTTTCTTCTTGGTCTCCTCCAATAGAATTAATAACGTCTGCTAATAAAAAATTAAAAAAGTTTTCTTTAAAAGAATCAGTAGTATTTTCATCATGATTAAAAACTATAGGATGTGAGTAGTAAAAATTATTTAAAGATTTAAGAACTCCTGTTTTAATTAGATTATTTTTAATTTCATCAAAATCTATAAACATATCAATTTCTTCATCTTCTAATTGATATGTGTTTGTTGTTATATTAGATTCATATGGTTGAATAGGTTTGTTCAAAACCATGTCGGAGTGTATCAGTGTAAATGGAAATGTCAAAATGTTTTTACGCAAGGCTACTGTCAGAGAATAGATTCTGTTTAATTCCAAACAATCATTTTCCCTACCTAAATTTCTATGAGTGATGCAATTCTTATGCTTAGATAAGTTCAGTATATAAGGCGTACTTTTAATAGTTTCATTTTCGGCTATGGCAATAATAAGATCGTCTTCAATTCCATGCATTTTAAAACTTTGGATTAGAAGTTCAGTCTGCCAATAGAAGTAGTCTATATTTTCTATGCTTACAAAATATTTCATAAAATTATACTAGTAAGCAAATTTTAAAATTACATTAAGTGTAGTTCTTTTTGATTGATATCATAAAACCCTCTTTCTGTTGGATCAAATAATTTACTATTCTCTCCATCAATTTTAGTAAGTTCGATATACATTGCGTCTACTGTAAATTTAACTCTCTCTACATCTTTTTTAATATCATTCGTATATCTAAGATGAGTTTTTCCTTCTTCTTGGTATTCTTCTGTAAGCGTATCTATTTCGAATTGTTCTTTGTCAACTATGGCGCAAACAGTTGCCTCATTTTTATTTTCATTTTTATTTTTAATATACCATAATTTATGGTCGTTTTCATCCGCAATATCGGGTTTAAAAGAAATCTCAATTTTATTTTTACTTAAATTAAAATTTTCATTTGCTTTAAATCCAGCGCTATGAAGAATAAGGCAAATTTGCTCTGGAGTGGCATCTGTGGTTAATTCAAATTTCTTAGGAGTTTTATTTCTAAGGAAATCTCTAACTGTAGATCTGCACAGCAACAAGGTCTTTTTAGGCATTTTTATTTGCTTGGATGTATCATCCATTATTTCTATAGAGTTGCTTTTAGAAAAAGCTTCAATAATAGGATTCATTTTAGAAGGAGGAACAAATCCTTCTTCTAATTTAATATATTGTTTTTTCCAATTTCCATCATCTTCGCCTTCTTTTTCTATTAAAAAATCTTTAAATTTTTTCATTCCTCATCCTCATCTTTTTCTTTAGGATCATCAGGGCTTATGTCTCTTGCTGTTTTTCCTAACGGAAGAGGTTTTTTAGGCTTAAGCTGTATGCCAAGATCCAATTCATCGCCTTGTATGTTTCTGGAAACTATTTTAGGTTTTTCAAAATCAAAGTATTTTTCTAAATTTGTATGTTGCATTTTTATTACCTCTATAATAAGTGCAGTTGTAAATGCCACTGCTCTATCATAAGTGGCAGCGTTTTCCTGCTCCATTTCTCTAGTTACATGAGCGAATTTAGTATCAGACTCTTTAGTTTCTCCTTCTTTTCTTATTCTTTTATCGTTTAAAATATCTTTTATTTTGTCTCGAATATTTTTTTTGTTTGTGCCGTAGCCTGATGGAGAAGTGCTTATGGTCATAGCATAATCGTCCTTATTAGGATCATTTCCAACCACTGGGACTTGAAGAGGAAGTTTCATATAAATTTCTAGTGGAACTCCTTCAGTAAGTCTTTTATAAATTAAAGGAACTTCTAGTCTTGAAACAGCAGTAGGTTTTACTAAATCTTTTTGAATAGCTTGGCCTAAAGCTCCCATGACGCCGCCGATTGCTCGTTCAACATCTCCCGGACTTGAGTCTTGACCGAATGTTCCTAAAGGTCCAATTCGTCCTATTCCAACGTTGCTTAATTCACTAGGCGTTTGATATCTTGTTCGTAATCTTGCTGGCCCAGCTTCATTTAATTGTTGTTCTTGTCGGCTTTTTAACCATTCATTAAAATTTTTCATAATTATTTTCCTATAAGGGCGCTTCTAAACCTAATTTAAAAAGTAAATACGCAGCCATGATAACCCATAGTAGTTGTATTCCAAAATTAATAAACATATTCCATTTTTTTTCTTGACCACCTTGAGTAACTTCAACAGAGTGTATTCTCAAGTCTAATTTATGTATATTTTCTACTAATTTATTATTGTCAGAATTATTGATTTTGTTTTCTAATTTTTTAATGTCTTTTTTCAAAGATTCTATTTGAGACTCTAAATCTTTATTTTGAGCAACTTCACGTTCTATCTTATTCTCTGTGAGCCTTTGATAGTACTTATTATGTGGATGAATCTCTTCTGACATAGTTTCTCTTTTTTTTTAACATTATTTGCTACAATTTATATATATTATATTATGCCTAATAAAGAAGAAGAATTAATAAAATCAAAAGATGACGCTCTGATTGAAAAAGAAAAGCAAGAATTGGTTAAAAAAGAAGAACAAGAAAATTGCATAATAAGCGATGAAAATCTTCTTGGTGTATATGGGGAAGTAATGACTAATTTGAGGTCAGACAGAGATCAAATTTCTAATCTGGTGGATACTTTTTCGAATATGGTGATAAATGACGGAGATTGTTCTACTTCTAGCAAAGAGGCATTAGTTAATTTGCTAAAAACAAAAATAGACACTAGCGACAAAATGTCAAAAATAGCGGATTTAATGACGAGGATAAAACTCAAGCAACCAGACACTTTCAAGCCATATATGAATGGCAGTAAAAAAGATAACGGAAATACAATAAATATTTATGATTCTAGTGGCATCAACAGAAAGTCTTTGATGGAAAAAATTCAGAAGGAAAAAAATAATGAACAAAAATAATTTACAAGACTGGTTAGCAGAACAAGATTCTACTTCAGCTCCAGACGGCGCAGTAGGTCCTCCTACGTCACAACCTGATTTTGCTGACACTATGATTCAAAAAGGACAAGATCCACTTGATCCTAATGCTCCTGTTGAAGATCCGGCATTAGCTGCATCTATGGGAATGGAAGATGAAGAATCTAAACCTGAAGATGAAGATTCTGCTCCGGAAGATAGTGTTGAGGATGAAATTGAAGAACCAGAATTCCCCGACTTCCCAGAAGAAGAAAAAGATTTAGAAGATGATTTTGATTCTTGGAAAGAAAACTATTTTAGAGAATCAGTAAGTGGTAATTCAGCTAAGTTATTAGATTTGCTTTATCCTATGAGAAGCAAAGAAGAAGAATTAGAACCTTATCAAAGAAAGTTTGTTGAAGACAATATAAACATTCAACTAATAAGATTAAATGCAAATGTAGAAAAAGCAAGCAAAGCAATAAGAAAAAGTACAAAGCAGCAATTAGATAAAAACAACCCTTCTACAAGTTTAGTTGCGCATATCAATATGGTTTTAGATTCAATGCCTGATGTGAGCAACATATTTATAAAGATGACAGGATACTCAGGATACAAAGGCGAGCTTCATAGAAAGTTCATAGGAGCTTTAATAGGAGGCGTTCAAGTTAGCAGTAGCCCAGATAAAGAAAATTTAATTTTAAATGACAAAGAGTATTCAATAAAAATATCAACTAGATTGAATTCCGAATGGGGCGATGTATCTTTAGGAAGTTGGTCCTTAAAAGAAGACGATCCAGAGAAGTATCTGTCTGAGCCTGAACTTGCACGATTAACAGAAGGCAGTCCAGAAGAAAGAGACATACTTAGAAAAAGAGTAATCATTGAATCAATATCAAAACAATTTGAAGAACAATCTTTTATAGTCAATGTAGTTGATGAAGATGGAACAATTGTTTACTTGGGTTGTGATATAGCTAATGCTCTTAGAGGAGCTTATTCAGATGGAAAACTAGTTGTTAAAAACGACAAGTCTTTAGACTCTGAAGCCATCATTGATGAAAATGGAACTATATTGGCAATGTCAGATCTAAAAATAAATTTTGTAAAAGAAACAGGTGAGTTCGATGCAGAAGGTCAACCAGTGACAGAAGAATTAAGTTTCATGCAAAAGAAAAATGGAATGCTGTTCTTAACAGCTTCTTATTCAACAATAAACGATGCTGCATACGTGATGCAGGGAACAGTCGTAAAAGAAACACCATATAAAGGAAACCCTAGTGACCTTAAAGACATAAGAAGTTGTGTCTACAGCTGTCACGATTTATTGATGAGGCAGTGCTAATGAAATTTTCAAGTTTTGTAGATGTTAAAAATAAAGAAATAATTGAAAAATTAAAAGTTCTTTCTAAAGTTATAGGTCAAGATTTTGAAGTTAAAGAATTCTTAGAAGATATGGAAAATCCTTATTTGTATGTTTCGCCTGAAAAAACAATGGATTTACCTTTTGATGGAGTTAGAGTTTATCAAATAGGATCTAGCTTTGCATATAGAGTTCAAAATGAGAATACGTCTGAGCCTTATGGAACTGCCTATTCTTTAAATATAGAAAAAGCATATGAAGATTTAGCTCCTGATATGGAAGGCGTGAAAATGGCAAAAACTATATCCAACATTGTAATTGAAGAATTTGAAAGTTTTTTCAAACAAAGTTCTAAAGCAGAAGTTGATCAAAGATCAGTTTTATTTTCTAGAAATCCAGTATCTAAAAACAATGATGTATCTAATCAAGTCACTGTTGGTAGAGCTTTGGGTGATTATTCTAATTCGATTTATTAATCATGGCAGTTCCAAATAATTTAATTGAACAAGTTTTCAGGCGAGTTGGTTCAAATAAACAATTATCTAATACTGTAAAAAAAGGAAGTTTAATAACTTTCAATTATACTTTTTTTAAAAATGATCCTTATCCCTTGGTGATTGCCAGCACTGTTAATCCGGGAAGCAAAATCTGGGGAATAAACCTACATTATTTAACTTTTAACTATATTAAAAAAACTTTAAGAAACTGCAATAATCCATTTTTTTCATATGCAGGATCTATAAAAGGCGATTCTTTTTTGCAAAATGCATATAGATCTTACAAATGGTCAGGCATTAGACAAATAAAAGTACTAGATTGCGATGTTCTATTGGATGCAATAGGCACTACAAGAAGCATAGATCCAGCAGAAGTTGAAATAATAAGAAGAAATGCAGAAGAGCAAATTAATAAACAAATTAACCCAAAAGCGAACGAAGTTAATTTGAAAACACTAAATAACATACAGCAAGATGCACCTACTGGAATTATTCCTACCGTACCCAACGTCCCATCTATAAATGACCCGGAATAATAAATGGCAGATAAAGTACCACCTGATTTTTCAGAAATACATAAATCTTTTGATTCATTAGTAAATGCACTAAATGAAGATACTAGTGCTATAAAAGATCTGCCTGATAATATGGCAAGCGCAATGAATAATAATAAATCTTCTTTTGATAAATCAATAGAAGATTTAGTAAAAATCATGTCTGCTCTAACGGGACTTAATGAATCAGTTTTAAAGTCATCTCAAGATGCGCAGAAGTATTTCAAAGATCTTGCAAAATCAGCAAATGACGCTAATAAAGATAGACAAAAACAAGAAAAATCTTCTGAAAAAAGTAGTCAAGATTTACTTGGAGCGGTTGAGCGCGTAGGTGAAAACGTTAATGACATGAACAAAAACCTAGAAAAATCCATATCGGGATTTGCTGAGGTTAATAACAAGAATTTTGACGACACGATGGCTCTCACGAAGGCGATTGGTTACAAACCGTCCACATCAACGCAAGCACAAGCAGGAGCAGCAGAAGTAGCAGCAGGAGTAGCAAATCCACCACCACCTGATTTTGGGAAAGGAAGGTTTGAATTTGATGATAATGACTTTTTCAAAAGACAAGGAAATCAGTTAACTAGTTATCTCGCTCAGTTAACAGGAGGCGTAGGTCTAACTCAAGTTTTATTTACAGGTGCTGCTAAAGACGCTTTTATATTTCAAGCCGCATTGCGAGAAGTTGCATTTGAGACTCAAGGCATAACAGGAGATACTAGAGATCTACAAGTTGCATTTGGAAAATATGGTGATGTAGTTGAAGCAACTGGAAAAAACGTAGACGAGTTTCAAAATGAATACCTTAAAAATTTAAAGAAAGGAACCAAAGCTAATCAATCTGGACTTAAGGTTATAAAATCAGGATTAGCCGCGTCAACTTTAATAGGCTCAAGTACAGAAGCAACAGCTGATCTTTTTGGTGAATGGAATAGAACTTTAGGTCTTAGCGAAAGGCAAATGCAACAATTGTCTAGAGATTCATTGTCTGTTTCTAGAAGTACAGGCGTGACTGGCGATGAACTTGTTAATGCAATGAATGCATCTAAAAAGATTTTAGAAAATTTAAGAAATCAAGGAAATCTCACAAGCCTTGCAATGAAAAATGTAATTGGCATGTCTGCTGAGGCTCAAAAAGTAGGCGTAGGAGATGCCTATATGAAAATTGCAAATGCTCTATCAAGTACAAATTCATTATTAGAATCTACAAGTGATGCGACTGGAGGTTATCTTCTTAGTGTAGGAGCTGCTATTGGGAAAACGGGAACCATGCTTGAAGGAACCTTCATGCAGTCAAGAAAAAATTTAGGTTCTTTAGCTTCAGGAATGGAAGGAACTTTAAAAAGACTGACCGGCGATGTTGGAATGACGTTTGAGCAGATAGGAAATCTGAGTGTTAAAGAACGACAAAGACTTTCTATACAGCTAAAAGGATTAACTGGCATGGAACTTACTGAGTTCCAAAGAGTTGGAGAAACGTTTCGAAAGCAATCTAGAGGCATAGCAGGAACGCTAAAAGATCTTGAAGACGAAATGAAAAATACCAACATGACAGCCGAGGAAAGAGTAAAGGCTGAAGCAGATTATGCAAATGCACTAAGCAACCAAGGACTTGCGGCATCAACAGCTTTTGATAAATCCCTTAAAGCAATTGATCCAAATGCTTTTGGAAGCAAGATGAAAGCTTTTGAATCAGCAACTGGAAGTTTTGTTGATGATTTAAAGCAAAGCGGAAATCTTGGAGAATTTAGAGAAGATTTGTCTGCTGCGATTGGAGGTTTGGCTAGTAAAGATGTAGGCATCGAGATTAATGGTCAAAAGATAACACAAGATGTATTAAAAGGATTAGATCCTATTAATAATGCTGGAGATGCCGCATTGATGATGGGAGCGCAGCAACTTGCTGCTGCCGAATCTTTGAAATTAGCTGCTGAGAAGAATAAAATTGATCTTAAAGACATGGGATTAGATGCTGATTTTTCAAGCAAACTTAAAAAAGCCATAGAAAGTGGAGATACTTTAAGAATAAGAGAGATAAATGATGAGATGTCTACTGCCGCTCAAAAAATGGGAGTTGACTTAAAAAAAGGAACAAGCCCTACAAGTGAGTTAAGTAATGCTCTTAACAAGCTTAATCAGACAATAAGAAATTTAACTTCTGGTCCTCTTATGATGTTTTTAGATATGTTGGGAGGCATGGGTTTACTTTTAACTATATTAGGTGGAACAGCAGTAGCTGCTGGTTTTGGTCTGTATCAGTCAGCTAAAATGTTCAGTTTAGGTTCAGCAGCTCTGACCAAAGGTTTGAGTGCTATGGGTTTGAAAAAACAAGCCCTTGCAGTACACAAGAATTCCAAAACTATTAATCGTGCTGTCGGAAGTGTAGAGAAATCAGTGGGCAATGCGGCTGCGAATATAAAAACAGGTACAAGATCAATTTTTGAGCCATTCACTAAAGGATTCTCAAGAGCAAGATCTCAAGGACAAGGTTTTTTCAAATCACTAGATCGAGGTCTAGGAGGACTGATTCAATCAAGTAACAAAACTAGAGGACTTATGAAGCTCCCAAGTGCTGTTTACAACACGTTTGATTCAGTAGGAAAAGGAATCACACAAATTACAAATCCTGTAGCTCAAGGTGCAAAAAATATATTTAAACCTTTTGGGACAGGTTTCAAAACAGCAACGTCTCAAGGCGCAGGATTCTTCGAATCTTTAGGAAAAGGTTTCAAATCACAAGGATTATCAAGTTATTTTAAAACAGCTAGTAAAGCTAGCACAGCTTATGCTAACTCTTTAACTAAAATAGGACAAGCTCAAAATTATTTAATTAGAAATGGATCAAACGCATTAAATGTTATAAAATCGTCAGGCGCAAGTACTTTGTCTTCTTTGAAATCTACTGGCTCTTCTGCTGTTAAAACCATCACCTCTAAAACAACAGATATGTTTGGAGCTTTTGGAAAAGGATTTACACGAGCAAGATCAGCAGGAGATGGATTCTTTAAATCTTTGATAAGAGGATTTAAAGGTGGGTCTATGACATTAGGAACAGTACAAAAAGGAGTAAGAGGTGTTGGTACTGTAAAAGCAGGTATTAGCTCGGCAAGAGCAGGCCTTGCTGCTAGAGGTGGAATAAAAGGACTAGCAAAAGCCGCAGATGCAAAAGCTCTTGTTGGATTTACTAAAACTTTAAGCGCAGGAAAATCTGGACTCAAACTAGCAACCGGTGGTATTAAAGGCTTGTTTAAAGCTATAAGTACCGCTGGTAAAAGTTTTCCTCCTTTAGCTATTGCTCTTGCTGCCATTGATGGCATCATAGGCGGGTTTATGGGCTTTTCTAGAACTGCTGGTAGGTTTGAAAAAGATTTTGGCGAATTAAATGCTGGAATGTATGCGTCTTCGACTGTAGCCGGTGTTTTAGTTGGAATATTAGACGGTCTAACTTTTGGACTACTTAATTTCTCAGGTGTTGGTAGAGCTTTGGAAGATTACTTGGCTTATTCTATCAATACTATAATGGGTCTTTTCTACGGAATGGTAGATGGAATTAAAGCGGCATTTTCTTTAGTAAGCAATGCATTTAGTGGAATAGGAGAACAGTTTGCAAGAATAGGACAAACAGTATTAGGCGCATTTAATAAAATATTTGGAATATTTGGAGTACAGGCAGACAGCATGGGAGGCATGTTTGCAATACTTTATGATGTTATGAAGGCAATTGGAAAGCCTATAGGATTTATAATAGGACTTCCTTTGGCTGCAACATTTTTTGTTTTAGGAAAAGCAATAAGCTTGCTTATTGTTCCTATAGAAATTTTAGCAAATTTAATATCTGCTGCTGTTGATGTTGTTGTTGGTTTTAGTAAAGCCATATATGGACTTCTCACTTTTGATTTCGATATGATTGGTGCAGGATTCAAGCAAATTTTTGGTGGGTTGTATGATGCAGTAGCAGGAACTATTGGCCCTATAGTAAATTGGGTATCAGGAGTATTTACTGGATTATACGACATTGTAGCTGGAACTGTTGGTCCTGCACTTGATTGGCTTAAATGGGCATTTGGAGGAATATATGCTTTTATCGCTCCTATAGTAGTAGCTATTGGAACCGTAATTTCCACCGTATTTGGTGCAATATACAAAACAGTTAGTTATATTGCTAATGCAATAGCCTCCGTAATTTCCACCGTATTAAGTCCTATAGTAAATTTGGTATCAGGAGTATTTACTGGAATATACAATACCATCGCAAAAACTCTTGGAGGTATTGTAGATTGGTTTAGTTGGTTGTGGAAAACATTAGTAGGAGGTTCTATAGTTCCTGACATGGTTACAGGAATTATAAATTGGTTTTTAAAACTACCACAAAAAATATTCTCTGCTTTAATGACCATACCAAAAATGATTGGAAATGTTTTTTCTAATATTGGTTCTTATCTTTCTAGTTTTGGAACAGAAAGTTACTTTGGAACCTTAATGTCTCAAATAGGAAATGTATTTAGTTTTATTGGAAGCACTATATCAAATGTTGTCGGAGCTTTGCAAGGAGTATTTAATATATTCTATGGAATAGCTACTTTGGACTTTGGAAAAATATGGGAAGGCATAGTAGGCATAGGCGCCGCCATAGGAAATCAAATCAAAGACATAGGTAAGTTTTTATATGCAGGAATTAAAAATTCAGTTTCTTATCTTTTCAAAGTTTTAAAAAGAATTCCTGCCACAATCTTCAGAGTTTTAAAATCAACTTTCATAGCATTTCCTAAGTGGTTGTTAGGAAAAGTTATGGATGTTGCTTATCTATTTGGAACCTTCTTGGCACGAATACCAGAAATGCTCTACAAAGGAATTGTAAAAACTATAAAAAGAATAGGAGAATTTTTATACAACGCGTTTATGTGGCCTTTTAGAAAAATAGCTGAGTTTGCAACATTTATTTATGACAAGGTCGTTGGGCTATTAAATAAAACACTCGAATTCTTTATGGATATTCCGGGACATGTAGGAGCTGGAATTTCTGCTTTGTGGGAGGGATTGTCAGGCTTAGGAGGAATGATATTAGATGGATTGGCAGGCTTAGGAGGAATGATATTAGGTGGATTGAAATCTGTTTTTGTAGATTTTCCAAGCTGGTTGCTTAGTAGCATAATTTCTGGACTTGGAAATTTAGGGGGAATGATATTAGGTGGATTGAAATCTGTTTTTGTAGATTTCCCAAGCTGGTTGCTTAGTAACATGATTTCTGGACTTGGAAATTTAGGGGGAATGCTAGCAGACGGTATTAAATCTGCTTTTTCAAGTATTGGTAATATTGCATCTTCAATAGGACAATCAATACTAGATGGAATCTATAATGTTTTTGTAGGATTTCCAACTTGGCTATATGACCAATTCACAGGAGCTTTATCCGGTGTGTGGGATTACATAAAAAGTTGGATTCCGGGAATGGGAGCCATAGATGGTTATAATGAATCATCAGTTGCTCAAGAAGCAACTAGATTGCAAGAAGGAAATAGTATGCTCCATGCAGGAGGAGCAGCTGTTGGCGGTGTTGGTGATATACTAACTGGTGACTTTAGCGAAGGAGCATCTAAAGTTGGGGGAGCTATAAAAGAAGGAGTATATGCTGCTGGAGAAACTATATCTGATGCTGCTAATGGTGCTTGGGAAGGAGCAAAGGCAGTCGGATCTTATCTAAACCCTTTCAATTACTTTAATGAAGGAACAAGACAAATACAGCAAACTGGATTGGCCATGCTTCATGAAGGCGAAATGGTTGTTCCAAAAAATATAACTAATATGGTTGCTGAAGGAAATGGAGTATTCCCAAGTTTGTCTTCAGCTTTCTCAGGAGTTTTCGCAGGTCTTGGAGACATGCTAACAAACCCTCTCGGCACAGCGAAAAATACTTTAGGTGGCATAAAAAACATGTCGAGTATGTTTTCAAACGTAATAGATCCTTTGGGAATAGGAAAGATTACAGGAGACATGCTAACAAACCCTCTTGGCACAGCGAAAAATGATTTAGGTGGCATAGAAAACATATCGAGTATGTTTTCAAACGTAATAGATCCTTTGGGAATAGGAAAGATTGCAGGAGACATACTAACAGATCCTCTTGGCACAGCAAAAAATGCTTTAGGTGGAATTAAAAATTTGTTTTCTAACAAAGAGCCAAATGAAATAGCATCTAAAGAATTACCTTCAACTATTGTTCAAAAACATGGCACAATGCCAGTTTTAATTATGAACTGGTCTGAGATAGCGAATGCCATGGGCATAAAAGAACCAAGTGCACCAGAAATTTCATTAGGTAAAATATTAGAAAACATAGGCCCACAAATTATGTCTCCTCTTGGATTGCTTGAATCCATAGGTCTTCCGGGAATTGGAAACATTGGAAGTGCAATAAGTTATTTTGGAAACGAACCAGAAACAGCAACTCCATTAGACATGCAACCTGCACCATTAACAGATGTAGGTCAATCAATAGTCAAAGAAAGAACTTCTTCACAAGCTGGCGTCGGGAAGCTTCAAAGCGATGAGTTAACAAGAATGGAAGAAGCTTCTAATAAACAAGTGAGTGAATTAGAACAAATTAATCAAGGAATACAAGATCTAGTAGGATTTATGCGTCCAACCGGAGGTGGAGCAACAGAATCTTCTTCTAGTGACGCTATAATAGGAGATACAAAAAATACTAGAGTTCCTAGGAACTCACCAATATTTGGAACAATGAAGTATGGATATGCTTCAGGAGGACCAAATAGACAAATTATAAATGATGGTAAATAAGGAGTAGTATGCCACTAGCAACAACATTAACAGGACAGCTTAAACCGATACGAGAATGTTATATTATTATTCCGGGAGCTAAAACAATAATTTTAGATAATTTGCCTGATATAGGAGACACTAAAAGTGCAACCTATGCTGACGAAACCATCATTGGAAGATCTAGTCCTATCAAAACATATTCCTTATCAGATAATAGAAGCATCACCATGCAGCTTCATTTCATCATATCAAAGCCTAACGATGTAACAGAGAACTTAGAGAGTTTAAGAGCAATTCAAAGTGCGGCATATCCAAGAAACGGAGCAGATGGCGAGCCTTTTATTCCTCCTCCTGTTTGTAAAATTAGATGTGGTCAGCTTTTGAAAAAAGATGGAGACTTGTGCGTTGTTTTAAAAAATTACTCGGTCAAATTCCCAACAGATGTTTCTTGGATAAGTGATAATCAACTTGGAAACGGCGCTGGGTTTGATAAGCCTTTTACTCCTATGAAGTTTTCTGTTGACACAACTTGGGATGTTGTCTATTCGAGTTCTTCACTTCCGGGCCAAAATAAAATATTTTCATTAGGAGGATAAAATGGCAAATTCAATAGAATATTCAAGTAAAAATGCAAATGTTTTTGTTAGTCCTACAAGCAGGTATTCAAGTAGCAGAGTAGTTCTTTATACAGATGAAAAATTTATAACTTTTGAAACATATAAGAAAAAAAAATATGATCCTACTGCACAAGATCAAGTTACTGTCGTTCCAAGTGGAATGCAATACAGACCAGATTTGGTTTCCAAAAAAAAATACGGAACAGTAGATTTTTGGTGGAAGATAATGGAAATAAATGGAATAAAAGACGTATATGATTTTAAAGCAGGAATGACAATCACTTTACCGGGGAATCCATATGCCTCATGAAAGAAAAGGATGTTTAGCAGGATGCATTTCTGATTACAAAGCAGACGGACCAAATGGATCTGGCGTAGAACCACTAGGTGGCACTTTCAGCGAAGTTGCAAGCATGGCCCCTTATATAGAAGCAAGAATAGAAGGCTCAAATGGTGCCCAAGTAACAGTAGGCAACAACTCATTCAGTGCCGATCCAAATACTGCTGTTGTCAAATCTATAGAATACGGATTTGATAATATGATGCAAGGAAAAATAGAAATAGTAGATGAAAACGGTGGGGAAACTGGATTTTTTCAAACAACCTTGCAGAAAATGGAAAAATGCATTCCTACGCTGGGTACAGGACACCAGATAATATTTAAAGTAGGCTGGGTTGGTGTTGATTGTGATGGAGCTGTAAAAAGGAGTCTAACAAGTGAAAAAAAAGCTATAATTCAGCGAATTACTTCTCAAGTAAGTAACGGGTTGATAAGATTTACAATAGGCTTTGGCCCTGTTGAATCTGTTCTTCAAACTTTTCACATTGATAAAACTTTTGGAACTGAAGAAGATCCTATTAAGTTATCTGACGCTCTTCAGCAATTAGCAAGTTACACTGAAGGAGGAAGTCCTAAAATTGAAGTAACATATGCTAAAAGAAATGCAGACGGAGAAATCGTAACTGTTCCCTCTTTTAATTGGGATAAACATGGAGAAGAAAGTCCAAAAGCTTGCTGGGCAGCGAACATGTCAAATAAATATGAAACTATAGCGTCTTGGATATCTCCTTACAGAGTTAAGGATGGAAGTGAAACTAAAGGAATCACAATAATACATGATCCACAAGTTCCGAACAGAGTAACATTGCTTTTAGACCCTTCTCCAACTGAAAATGAAAAACTAGGGGGCAAAGTTGTTTGTAATTATATCGTTAATGGAGGATCTTGCTCGAATGTTTTAGAGTTTAATCCAACACTAGACATAGTTAGTGTAATGAAAAAAGCTAGATCTGGTGGAAGTTCTGGTGGTGCTCTAACTTCGAATGGAGAATTCGTAGAAGACGAAACAAAACCCACACCGGGAGCAGCCGGAGTTGACGCAGGACCACAAACACAAATAGTTCCTACTCAACCAGCAGTATACACAGAAGGAACAAGAAATGCTCAAAAAGAAATGAATAAATCTCAAGATGTTCATTTTAAAGCAGAAGGTGTCAATATGGTAGCTAAAGGTGGAATTACTGCTGATCTTAGAATAGTAGGATCTACTTTACCAGATTATCATTCTATGCAGTCTAAAGGAAAGCTTGTTAGCATCACAATTATAAATCCATTTACCATAAAAGGAGGTGATGATGAAAGTTGTGGAGATTTTTTACAAAAAGCAGAGTGCAATCAATTTCTTAGTAACAAATCTTGGCTGATTCTTGGATGGAGTCATTCTATTCAAGAAGGTTCTTTTGTTACTACTTTAAAGGTACAGCTAGCAGCTCCCGGATTTGATCTGTCCACAAGTGCCGAAAATACACTTGGTGCTAACCCTAGTGGAATTCCCGTAGAAAATGTATGTTAAACCCTAAATTAAATAATATTAAAATAATAAAATGGCACAAAACGATAGCAAAAGTATAGTAAATTTATCAATACCAGATAAATTTGTAAATTTAAATGACAGATTATCTCAAATGGAACAAAGATTTTCTGATTTTGGATATTCTATGTCCAATATAGTTCAAAGTGAAATTAAAACTTATTATGATCAACCTGCTCAAGCACAGTCAGTTCCATATTTGCACACTGCCGTATGCATAGAGACTATAGATCCATTGAAGCAAGGAAAAGTAAGGTTTTTCAGTCCTCTTCTTCATAAGAAAGAAACTCCTGTTAAAGCTTTGCCATGGGCGTACCCTATTTCTGCTCAAGGAGGATTTGATGATTGTGGATGTACGTGGGTTCCGCCAGCAGGTTCAAAGCTATGTTTGTTGTTCGAAGGAGGCAATAGAGATTGGGCTTTTTATATTGGAACTACTTGGGATAGAGATAGATCTAGAGGATGGGACATCCCCGTTCCTGAATACGAAGCTATACACAGAGGTCATAGAGGAGGTTATCTTTTAGGTCCCGACGAAGATCAAGTTTTTCCTCCTTGGAATACAGAAAATTATAATGGTCAAGATATAGATTCCCTAATAGATTTTGAAAGAGATGAAGATGGCGGAAGAGATAAAATAACTTATCCTAATATTTATGGTTGGAAAACTCCTCAAAAACATATGATTAAAATGGTTGACGGAAATTACAAATGTAATCACCGTTGGCAACGAATGGAATTAAAATCTGCTCAAGGCAATCATATAATTCTTAAAGATGATAGAGTTCATCCTAGTGCACAATGGGCACATCCAAGCTGCGGCGGAGGTGGTGGAGATGTAAGTAAATGCAATGATGGTGATGAACCAATAGAAAAACTAGACGATTGTCCTGCTGATCCATTTGAAGAAACTTCTGCCAATCCTTATTTTAAGCATAAAAACGAATGCAAGCCCTACCAAGGCCCTCAAAATTGTCAAAGCAATAGAGTTGATAAAGTAAGTTTGCCACAATCGGGAATACAATTTCTTTCTTTAAGCGGTCATACATTATGGATGGATGACTCTGTCAAAGAGCCTAAAGGAACAAACGAATGGGAAAAATCAAACGAACCTTTTGATTATGGGTGTCCTGAAGGAGAAGGAGTATTTAAAGGAAGAACTGTTTGGAAATCTGCTCATGGTCATCAAATTGAAATGAGTGATGTCGAGCCTGATGACAAGCCTAGGCTCAGAGGTCCAGATAATTACGTTAGACTTCTAAGTGCTTCTGGAAATAAAATTGAATTAAATGATGACAGCAATGATTGTGATTGCACTTGTGAAAATTGCGAATGTGGATGCGGAACAGACAGCGCTGGTCCTAAGCGTGGCATAAGTATGCAAAGTACATCTAATCATACTTTTGAGATGATAGATGAGAACAATAAGCAATGTGGACCCAACAGAAAAGAAGGAGGAGTGCCTACCAATAAGGCTACTGATGCTTTTGTAAAAATAAGAACTGGTTATGGCTTGGAAATGATGATGGCTGATGACAATCATCAAGAAGAGACGCAACAACAATATATTCAGTTAATGGCTCCTCAATACGATGCCTGCTACGACACTGGAAACCCTCACATAATAAGAATGCAAGAAGATGTTAACTGTGGATATATTTTTGTTAAGGCTGCTGGCGATTATATCTGCATGACAGAAGGCGATCATTATACAGTAGTTGGAGTTGGCCAAGACACAGAAGAATTTTGTGAAGGTGGCTGTTTAGGTCCAAGAAATCATTTTACTGCGGTTAGTCAACATACTTTACATTATTCGTGTAATTTTTACTTTAATATTGCCGAAATACATGCGTTTTTAGCAGAAAAAATGATCCTTTTAATGGCTGGAAAGGACTGCCCTCCGGAAGATGCAGAAGGTCCAGATGATTGCGTTCCTTGCATAGGCCCAGTTGCTGTTCTTATTCCTTCGGGAGATCCACCTCAAGTTAAATTAAAAGCAAGTTCTAGAGTTTATGCCTCGGCAAATCCAACAGATCCGTGTGTTTCGCTGTTCCAATTATCACCATTTGTAAAATGTGATGATCCCTGCCCAGAACCATGCGCTTGCGAATAAGTATAATAATAATGTGAAATTATTATTATATTACTAAATAAAATAGGTAAAATTATGAGTTTTTTAGGCGCACCATATCCGATAATAAAAGATCCCAAGGGTTTTTTAAGAACAACTAGAGGAGTAGACCAGATTAAATCTGATCTGCTTATTTTGTTATTAACACAACCCGGAGAACGTGTGATGTTGCCAGAGTTTGGAACACCGCTTAGAAAATTTATGTTTGAGCCGAATGATTCAGTTGTTAACGAAAAAGTCAGAGAAGCAATTGCTAATTCTATTTCTCAATGGGAACCAAGAATAGCAATCCAAGATATAGAAGTAGTAAATGAAGCTACTTCAGATATCTCTGGAAGTTTGAATGAATTAGATACTGGTCAAAATATACCACATATTTTGCTTATAAAAATTAGATTTTCTAATTTTGACAGTATAGACGTAGTAGAAGAATTAGAATTAAGATTACCTGCCGGAGGAGTTTAAGAATGCCCGATAATTGCCCATTTGACGTCAATCCTTTATCGGAACCTTTAATTACAAAAAATGAAAGTTTCAGTAATGTAAATTATACTAATCAAGACTTTTGGTCTTTAAAAAATAGATTGGTTGATTTTATTAATGAAAGATTTGGAGAAAATGGAAACACTCTTCCAAACACTTTTAATGATTTAGTAGAAGGTTCAATAGCAATAATGCTCATAGAAAATTGGGCGTTTATTGGAGATACTCTTTCATTCAAAATTGATCAAATTGTAAATGAGTTATTTATAGACACAGTCACAGAATCAGACAACGCTTTTAGACTATGTAAATTAGTTGGATTTGAACCAACTCCTCCAATTCCTTCTAGAGCTTTATTTACAGCAACAATAAATACAAGTTACGATCAAGACATAACATTGCCTGCACCTTTATCTGTTGATGTTGTTTCTGATGGCGCTCAAATACAATATGAACTTTTCCCAGCAGACTCTGAAAACAATCCTATTTTCGATCAAGATATTATCATATCTTCTGGAACTTCTGTTAACTCTGCAATTGTGGGACTTCAAGGCTCAACAGCAGTCGATGAACATGCAGGAACTGGGGCTATCTTGCAATCTTATGAAACAAGATTTGATTCTATAATTTATGATTCTGTTTCAGTAAAAGTTGATGGCGCTCAATGGGAAAGAGTAGATTATTTTACGGATTCGCAACCTAGAAAAGAATTTAGAGTAGAATATGATTCAAGTTATAGAGCTTATGTAATGTTTGGAAATAACAAAGTAGGGTTATCTCCAGCAAATGGTTCTAGTATAGAAATAAATTATAGAATTGGCGGAGGAACTATTGGAAATATAGTCACTGGTTCTGTGAATATACAGAGACAGGCTAGGGTTTTTGGAAATGATTTTAATGTCCCTGTTTTTATATCAAATTACACAAAAGGAGAATTTGGTTACGACGGGGACACAGTAGACGACATAAGAGCAAAACTTCCGTTGTATTTAAGAACTCAAAATAGAGCAGTAACAGGAAGTGATTATAAAAATTTAACTGACCAATTTGTTTCTCCATATCACGGACAGATAGGAAAATCTACTGCTGTTTTAAGAAACCAAGGTTGTTCTGGAAACGTGGTTGATATTTACATATTATCAAAATTAAACGCAAATGGATTACAAGAAGCAAATGATGAGTTAAAAAATGATTTAAGCGAAATGCTTGAAGAAAAGAAAATGATTACTGATTTTGTATGCTTGAAAAACGGCCAAATAATAGAAACAGATGTGTCTGTAGTGGTTGAAGTTCCAAGAACAGAAAGAAAATTTGAACAAGAAATTAAACAAAATATAGAAGTTAAAATTAATGATTTTTTTAGCTTAAGTAATTGGGATTATGGTCAAGCTTTAAAAGAATCTGATTTAATTAAAAATTTATCTGCTATTAAGTCAGCAAAAAGTTTTGATGTAATTTATACAACAAATGACGAAGATAATTCAGGAAGCATAGTAACCACTAAGTTTTATGAGATAATTAGACCTGACGTAGTAGAAATTTCATTTATGTATGTTTAAGAGGGAAAATGACAACTAAAATAATAGCAGAAAGACAAAAATCAGTTAATATAAGAAATACAGATGATATTAAGTTTGTATTATCGACGACTGATGCGGACGGTTGTCTTCAAACCCCTTATAAAATAAACCAAGTAACAATATATTTTATATCAAGAGAATTTGCTAGTAAAAATTCTTTTGAATATGAAAACAGAATTTTAGATAGTAAAAATTTAGAAAATTATGATTCACAAAAACAAATTACATGTGATTCGCCAACAACTGAAAATATAAACAAGTTGGCAACTCTGAAAAAAGAACTTGATGATTCTACAACAAAGTCTCCGTTCTATTTTAAAGAATCCGTACCAGTTAAAATTTGGGGTGGTTATGTTAATGAAACTGGAGAGCTTTTTCCGGCTTGGATAAATCCAACTATGGTACCCGCGCCAGAAGTGGATCAGGTAACGCAAGACAACATGCTTACTTTGACTGAAGAGGGCAAATTTAGTTTAAACTGGGATGCAAGCGAATTAGGAGAAGGGGATTACTTTATTTGTTGGAATTGGAATCCCGGTTTATCTGGAAACGCTATCGCTGCGCACATGTTATTTCAGTTAAAAGGGAATACACAACAAACTTGTGCGCTTCCAACACACTTTACAGATCCAGAGAAGTATCCAACATTGATGGAAAGATACCTTCCGGAGATGTTTAAAACATTAATTTCAGAGAGTGATTTAACTCCTTATGTCCTTCAAGAACTGAACGCTTCTGTTGGCGATGGATTTGAAGTCATCGAAGACATGGCAAATCAAATAATAGATTTGCTAGATTCAAATACTCTTCAAACAAGACTTTTGCCTTTATTGTCAAATACGTTTAATTTAAATTTAAAATCTAACGATATTGCTTTATGGAGAAGGCAAATTAAAAAAGCAATTCCTAATTTTAAACAAAAAGGAACTATTGGAGGTTTAAAATCTGCATTGGGAGATGTTGGAATAAATCTTTTGAAAGTGACTAGACTTTGGCAAATTAATTCAAAATACACATATCAAGAAAACTTTGAAAAAGTTCAAGAAGATGTAGAAAAATTCATATTGTCTAAAAATGTAATTTTACCAATAGATCCAAATAACTTCTCAGCAAACTACAGATCTAAAGATTCAAACAATTGGCAATCAATAACACAAGATTATGTAAATATACAGCTAGAGTCAGACGGAAGCTATTCTGTCACTTGGACTGGAGATACTGCCTCTAGTCCTATTGCTTTAGAAGTTGGCGATAGTTTTAGAGTACGATATCAGATAAAACAAGTGCCTTCTTCTTCAGAGCAGTCTTTAGAAGATTATATTATATCTTTAAATCTTATGGATCTAAGAGATGAAAGACTTCAGAATTACCCTCTTAAGAATTGGAACACAAGAGTTTTAGAAGAAGATGACCCTCTTTTCAGTGTGTTGATTCCTATAACACATCCAATTAAAGACGATATAATTTGGGGAAAAGTAAGAACAGAATTTCCATATAGTGAAAATGTTTATAATATGGAAGAATACAATGGATCTACAAGAGATAGTTATGATCCTTGTGATATAGAAAAAGAATTCATGGAAAGCTGTGGTCAATGTCAGGGATCAAAATTAAATATTGATGTAGAAATAGAAGAATTATCTGAAGATAGAATATTGGAAGCTCAGAGAACTATAGAAGAATACATCCCTTTTCATAGCATAATCCATTCAATAAATTTTGTTGGTTCGGTGCATGAATTTGTAACCTCTCCAGTTGAGGTTATTAATTCTTTAATTACAAACAATTATGAGGACTCAACAATTTCAGGAAATGCTCAAGTTATATTTAACAGAGCAATTCCACCTGAGCAATGGGATTCTATAAAAAGAAATGTTTTGGCTACAATGTCAGACAAAACAGGTACAGTTACTGGAACTGGATACAATAATAAAATACTTCTATATTGTCCAAGTTCTAGCACTACTGCTGAACTTGAAAATTATGATTTCAAAGATAAGGTTGGATCTTTTATTCAAAGAAATATAAATGAAACTGATTTAAGTGGAGCCGCGTCTGACAACTCTAATATATTAGAAATACTTTCTCCTTCTGCAAACCAAGGAGCCTACAGCGTATCTAATGTTCAAAAAGACATGGTTGAAATTACTGTTGGAACTGTGAGTGAGCCAATTGATACTTCGCAATTTGAATTTAGAATATCAAACAAAATTTTTGAAGAAAGCTCAGTAGACATAACTCAAGATGATCAATATATTTTCTCTGTAGAAACAAATTTATCTACTTTTGGAATAGTTAGTCAAAAAGACATAGATGATGGAATAGCGACAGGTCCACCTTGGGAAATTCATCTTGAATGGACTCCTTTGATAAGCGAATATGAAATTCAAGAAGTTCTTCCAAATGGAACTTTGATTTTAAGTGGATCTGCCCCATTGGGTTCTATGCCTTCAGATTGGAAATTGGTAAAGGATCCTTCATTACCTTCTGAGAGTATTGTTGCTCAAGGAACGTATGACGACGGAACCAACTCTTCTTTAGAAACTGTTTATCAAGCCATAGTTGACTTTGATAGCCATAGTTGACTTTGATCCGTCAGGAACATCTACAATAACAGATGTTCGAAATCATGTCAAAATTGGAGATTATTTATCTTACAGTTCGTATGACTATAAAATTAAAAGTTTTTTAAAAAATGAAACTCATAAATTTTATATAGAAACTCCCGCTAGCAGCCCCGGATATCCATTTGGATTGGGTGGAGTTGCGGTCAAGACATATAGAAGAATCATAGAGAATGCGGTTGGAAGACTTGGGTATGATGGTTTAAGCCTAGAAACGACAGTAAATTACGAATCTAATTTGCCCATTCAAAATGGAACAAATGCAATAGCAATCAAAACATTAGAAAGTGAATTTAAAGAAAATTA